CGCCGAGAAGTCCCAAGTCGTTCATGTGGCCCGCTGTGACATCCTGAACTCGTAGCTGTCCAATGGCACGACCAAGATCGGGAGTTGAGACACCTTTTTTGATATAGATGTCTCCGTCGCCGTCAAGCGATTTTGTCTCAATCATCTGAGTGTTGACGATGAGGCGATTCGCAATCACCCGATCAACACTCCGCACACGGGAATTGAGATACCAAGACTGGAGTTCCTGAATGGCGTAGATAAGTTCGCCCAGACCAAACGTTAGCACCTGGTGCATATCTGGCGTGAACTGCCCGACAACGAAACCAAAACTATCATGCCAAACCTTCGCCTGCTCCATACGGATGACGCGGTTGTTATTGGCATACCAGAGGTGATAGAGAACTCGGTGATCTTCTTTGCCGAGAACCCATTCGCCTTTTTCGTTTTTGACAGGGTGTTGGCCGACAGGGTCGTTGGTTCCCGGAACGAAGTTACGAAGTTTGAACTTACTCGGCACGATCCAAACTTGAACTTTCGTGACCAACGTCACGCTGGAACCATTTCCAGCGGAAAACTTAGTGATCAAATCTTCAGTCTTTCCCAGCGGCCCACGTAATCCCGCCATCACCGACTGAAGATCAACCGCCTGCTGTGCCTGAGCCATTGGCTGAATAAACCGAACTCCTGCAACCTCACCCTCGGCTTCGAGGTTATAAAGTTGATTCATCGAATACTCTTCTTCGATGGCACAGAACTCACCCTTTTGGAAATCGACCAGAGGGAAACGGGTATCCGGAAAAAACCGAAACGGACTAACATTCCGAATCCTGTTGCCCTCGAACTTAACATAATCTTCCCAAGACGAGATCGGAGACGTTGGGGTCGAAATACCGTTTGTTTCAACGGACGGCTGCTGCCGAGAAACCCAAGCTTTCATAGTCTCCTTAGTCCAAGAGACTTCCAAGATGCCCTCGCCAAACCGACCAATGTCAAGAAGATTCTGAAAGAGCTTTGTGTGCCATTCGTTCTTTCTCAGGTCGAATTCAAGTGTCGCCTCACAGTCGGCTTTCTTCTGTCCAAAATCCTCATCCCCAGTTGGCTTAAGATTGAAAAACGTGTCGTCTTGCGTGAATTGCAAAAAGTGATATGCCACGAAGGTCATGATCTGCGAATACGCAGTCGGCATGATAACCTTGGCCGGACGACCTTCGGCTTGCTTTTTAACGTCCTCTTTGTCCGGAACAAGTTCGCCGCGGAAAACCGCCTCTTGAATATCCCACCCGTCCCAGTTCTCCCGTCGACGAGCTTTCGACATCGCCACAAGACGCTTTCCATGACCAAGCAATGCGTTGTGAAACGCATCTTCCGGGTCTTCTTGCGAAAGGAGTTTTTTAATTTCAGCGTCCATGAGTCATTTTCACCACCCGATTGGGTGAGTTGTGGTAGTCGGAATGAGAAACCCGACTATGCTCGCGAGGGAGGAAGTCGGAGTCGGTGGGAGGTTCGATGAAGTTGAGACCGTTGAGCACTAGGCGACGGAGATTTTCAAGCATGTCCCCGTTTTCCAACTTTGGCTCGTTTTTGTCGGTGTCGTAGACGTAGTGAGAAAATTCCCACAAGGTGCGCTTCAACTTCGGTGAGAAAAGAATCCTGGGACGTTTGGTGAGGGGATTCCGTTCTTTCAGCAACTCTTTTGTTGAGGAGATTCCGGTGGTTTTATCTTTGCTTCCTGGGTCAAAGTAAAGTTCAAACGTTGCTGCCAAGTCCGTAATTGGGTAAGAATCTGTGGCGGCAGACTTGACCATTGCAATGGGGTCGATGAGCTGTGCCGCGACGTGGCGGTCGGCGATTTTGCGTTTGGCAAGTTCAAGGTTAGGCTCCATCAAAGGTTCGAAGTATTGCTCGTCGTAGACGTAGACGGTTTCGTCTGGTGCCGTGGCACAATACAAAAACGCCTGCGGGCGACGAGCACCACAAACGTCCCAGGCGAGTCTGATAGTGTAATTTTTTGGTGGGAGGTGAAAATCTTCCCAACCAGCCGGGACGGTTTGAAGCACGTGATCGTCATAGACAAATTCCTTATAAACCCTACCAGCAAGTTCCAGCGGATGACCAAAGAGTCGGCACTGTTTTTCTTCTTCGGTTAGGTCAGCCTCGAAGTCAGCCACGCCTTGGTCGCTGCGATGTGGGTTGTCGTAGATGCTGCCGGTGATGAGGTATTTGTTGTCGAAGGCCAGACCATCTGACGAACTCTCACCTTTATCCACCGCCGGAGTGAACCGGTCATTCATCCACATCTGATCAAGCGGCGTGCAAGTGAACCAGTATTTTCCACGGCGGTCCATGAGGCCGCGGCTGTAACCTTTGAACATTGCCTCCGGGACGGGTTCGTCGACATGGATGACGTCCCAATCAGCGGACTCGGCACCGAGTTTGTTGTGCTTCCAAGATTCAATTGTGTCAATTTTGAGCACCGAAATTCCACCGCCAAACTCTGCTGGGCGTTTGATTTCGATTTGGTCGATATGACCACCACGGGAAAGGTGAACCTTGCCAATGGAGTTCTTTGGGAGAAACTTCCAAATCTTGCCACAAGTCGAAGGGTCGTCAGTCTGGTTGGTGAAAATGGCTTTCGCCATGTCCCAGTCGACAACCAACAAAAGGGCTTTGATTGGACGCTGTGGGATGCCGACAGTGACGAAAGGATGGTCTTTGCCACCTTCGTGAGCAACCGCAACCTTTCGATCTCCGTCGAGAATGTCAAAAGCCTCGCGGTAAAAAAGGCGACCACCAAGGCAAAAGGAGAGGGTTTCAACAATGCCGCACTCAGACTTGCCAAAGCGATTTCCCGTGCGAAGAAAGCGACCGATTTTGTCGCAAGTGTGGAATTTATGCTGCTTGAGGTGCGGCCGGTAGAAGTTGATTCCGAACGCCTTCTTAAGCTCCGCCACCCGCTTGAGTGCCTCCACCTGTCGACGAAGTGTTGCCAGTTCGAGCTGAGCGTCAGTCTCGACAGAAGGCAAGTCTTCGACAAGCGTGGCAGCAACGTCAGTCATTATCGGCAAGCCTCGAAGTGCATAGGGTCTGTGCGACCCGAATAGTCTCCACCCCACCGCCAGCCCTCGGCCTTGAAAATGGTGACAACGGCTGGGTGCATGGTACCGTGACCAGTGTTGAAACCATTCTGCGCCGCGTTGAAGTCGATTGCAGCGGCGAGAGCGTGCATGGATTTGCGACTAGAGCCTTGGATGGTCCGGTCATTGTAGCAGCCGTCAAAGACCGTGATGCCGCTTGCGTCAAGTGCGACCTGATCGTGGTTGAAGTATGCAGCAACCGCAGCAAAGATTCGATTAACACTGGCGACCAACTTCGCATTAACACTGATTTTGCCAAGCACCGTTCCCTCGTAGGTCATACGGAACGGAGGAACAACCGGAGAGAGCGTTGGAGGATACCCGAAAAACGCCGGAGCATCGGCCTCCAATGGCCACACATTATGTTGAAGCTTAGAAAGAATTTCCACCGGAACCGGAGCTGACACAACACTAGACGCGTTTTCTTTTTTCCACGTCAGGACAGCCGCTCGAAACTGTGGACCGGGATCACCGTCAACGGTGCCGAGATAAAGTCCGGCGTCTTTGAGCTGACGCATGGCTTCATTGACGTGTTCGACGGGGTTCATTTCGTGACCTCCGAAGCTAGCTGTTCAAGTTCCTTTTCCGCAGCAGTCTCGGCAGCCCGCCAAATCCAACGACCGACAGTCTTGCCGTCGTGATAAAGTCTGGCTTTGACGAGCTTTTTGTCCACCGGATTGCAACCGACAAGGAAAACGAGACTAAGGATTGAGAGGCGGTTCATTGGTGGTAGCGGGTTGATCTTTTGGAATTTCAGCGTAAAGCTGTGCGACAGCGTGAAGACCACTCAAAGTGGCTGCGCAAAAAAGCACAAGACAGGCCCAGGCTGTTGAGGGCATAACCGCCGTGGCTGCGATCGGGGGCAACGCACCCTGGAGGAAAACGCGAAAAACTCGTAGCTTGATGTTCACGGGTGGGTGCTGCGGTATTTGGTGAAGTTCACGTCGAACATGGTGAATTTCTTTGAAAGCGTGTCAACATCGTCGTGGACGTCACCGACGGATTTTTCAACTTCGGTCAAAGACCGTTCGACATCCTTTAGCCGTTTTTCAATTCGGGCAATTCCAGGAACTGAGGGATCGCGAGAGATACCCGCGGCAGTCCAAACTTTGTCTCCAAGGGGAGTGATCGACGCAACAAGCAAGAGCAAGGCAGCGCGGTAGGTAATCGTTTTACCTCCGAGGGTTATGACCTCTAGTTCTCCGTCGTCCCGGCGTCTAGCTGTCATGATTTAGAGTGTAGCGGCCTGATCGAGCAGTCGCTTTTTCAATGCTGCTTTTTCCGCAGCGATGCGAGCGGCAGGGCCAGCGCCGACTGTCTGCGCCACGCCGATCACTTGCGTCACCAGCGTATCCAGCGGCGCAAAAAGCGGACTGGACGAGGTGAGGGCTTTCAGTTGCGTCAGCAGCGGCGCGGACTGTTTGAAGCAATCGTCGGCGAGCTTTTGGTGGTCCACGAGAGTTTTTGCCAACGTGTCCCGCTCTGCGGTCATGGCGGTGAGTTGGCCGGAGACCGTTGCCAGCGCCCGCTGTTGGGCAGCTACCAGCGCCTCACGGAGTTCGAGCACGGCGGAATTGATTTCGTCCGCGAGCGCGGGGTTGGCTGCAAGAAGGGTTTCGAGTTTGGTAGGCATAGAGGTTTGATTATGGGTTTTCTAGGATAAAAAACGTCACGTCGCTTGTGTCGGAGGCGCTGTCAGAGTTGATCGTGATGCCGGTTCCGACGGTCACGGCGTAGCTGAGATCGCCGACTGTCCCTCCCGGCGTTGCGCGCGTCAGGAGCACTTTAGTGCTCGCGGAGGCTGCGGCGTATGACACATCTACGGTGCCAGCCACCAGCGTGGCGTTCCCAAGTGTGCCGTAGGAGGACGGACAAGACAGCGATTGGAAGGAGATTTGTGTTGCCGAGACCAATCCGGCGTATTCGCCGATCGTGACGCCATCTGCCTCCGTAATGTTGCCGCTGGCGTCTGTAACGAGGGGCGCAAAACTTGCAGAGGAGCCGGGCACGTTTGAGCCAAGTCGCGCCGTGGGGGCGAAACTCCACTGCGCGGCCCCCGTTGATGCGTCTATGCAGATGTAGATTGTGTTATCGTCCAACTCCCACAACGAACCCACGACAAACCCTTTTGAGTCGTCATCCGACGTGGTCGGAACCGTTGTCCCGGTAAAAAGCACGCGGCGGATGGTGAATCCGTCCTGCTCCATGACGTAGAGCCATCCCGCTTCCCATTTGAGTTCATAGGTCAAAGAACAGACTTGCGCCACGCCACCAATGCCACCGCGACCGGCATCCGTGGTTCCGACCTTCAGTTTTGAACCGTTCGGAAACTCAATCGGTTGAGGATTGTCGCTGTTGTCCTGCATCCGCAGGGGGACCATTACTTTCACCGAATCAGACCAATCCAACACTTCGGTCCAACCGCCATTGACGAGAACGCGCTGATCCGGCGCAACGGATGGCACATTCGTGCTGTCACAAATCCTAGCGTTAGGTCCAAAATCAAGCTCCGCCCCCGCGTTGAACACGCCGCCGTCAAACGAAATCCCGCCATTCAGTGCCGCTTGAAATTGTGCAAGAGTGCTCATGGGTTAGTCAACATTTTCAGAGTTTTCGTTCCCCATTGCCCATCCTCCACCGACGTGACGGAAATCGAGCGTGATGCACGTGAGTGACGGCAGGGTGAAGGGGAGCAGCGCCGACGCCGCGGCGGGCATTTTGATGCCGGAGAAATTGATGTTCCGAGCAGCACCGGCCCACTGGATTTCCAACGTCAGCGTGTCACCGGGCTTTCCGTTCGAGATGGAAAACGTGGTGTCGTCCGTGAGTTCGTAAATCCACTGAAAGGGGCCATTTTCCGCGTTGAGCGTGACGGAGCCTCCCACACTGCCGAGCGGGCACTTGCCGTCCTGCAAGACCGTGACGCGATACTTTCCGTACGAGTCGAGCTGCGCGAGCACGCGGGACTGTGCGGGAACGGTGAAATAGTCCGTCGCGGTGTCGTCGAGCAACAGGATGTCATTACCGGAGTTGACGTAGAACCCGCACGAAACACCGTCCGCACGACCAAAGAAAACAAACGCCGCGCCGATCTTAGCTTCGTCCGGATTGGGAAGTGAAACCCAAGAGTTTTCCGCACCAAAGCCGATTCCGCCATCGGTGTAGGCAACAGCATCCTCGTTGTTGAGAACGCGGAACTGCCGACGCAACGCCGTGGTTGCGGAAAGCACTTGCGCCCCCGCCTCCGCGTCTGTCGCTGCAAGAAAGTCCTCAATGTCAGAGGAAGGGGTAAGATCGGTAGGCATGTCAGTGATTCTTTCTCATGCGAATTTTTCCGCCGTCCGCGGTGAGGTAGTAACCGCCATCGGCGGTGCGAAGAAAAGCCGGAGCCGACGGAGTCTTTGTCCCGTCAAATAATTCGTTAAGACCGAGAGACAGGCAGAGTGTCATTTAGAATCCTGTCTCGTAAATCACGCAAGCTCCAGACGCAAGCGTGATATTGGGAAACTGCCCGAAAAGCGTTGCGCCTTTTGGAAAGGTCGCGTCAGCGAGAGTGCTATCACCAAGACTTAGTCCATCGCAAGCAGTAAAAACCGTGTCGTCAAGAAAAAATATTGCGATGGTTTTGAGTCCAACCTGTGGAGTGGAGGTTGTGACGAGGGTAATTTTTGCTGGAGACATGGAAGTTAGTTTTTACCTGCCTGTGAAAGCAGTTCAATTTCTTTTTTCAACCGGGCGGCTTCGGCAACCGGGTCAGCGGATTTGATCTCACCGGTTTCAATCCGCTGCGTGGCTTTGCCGTAGTAGCGTTCGACGGCGTCTGTGGCAAGTTTAACGCGATATTGGACTGGAGTCTTTGGGTCTTGACGGAGTTCGACAAGGAGTGCGTGGGCGTCGGTGGCGTCTCGCTTAAAAATCTCCAGCATGTCTTTGCCGCCATTGTCTGCGACAATCTTTGTCACCATTTCCTGAAACCACGGCACGCAGGAAATTGTAGCCACGGTGGATTCTGCCAGCCCAAGCTCCTCTGCAACCTGTTTGTTGGTCCTTCCAGTCGCAAATAAAATTGCCGCAGGTTTGTGCCAATATTGCTCAAACTTTCTTTCCGACTTCGACGGCTTCACCCCGTGTCGCGTGCCGGGCATGACGTTCTGGGTCTCAAGCTCCGCCCCGAGCGTGGCCTTTCGACCAAAAGAAATAGGCGAATACTGCCCGCTGGCGGCAATTGCACTTGGAGTTGATGGGTAGCCTTCCATGCGTTAAACGAGTCGCACCTGCGGTGCAGGCGAGGAAGTGGCATTGTGCAGCATAGGCTTCGCTGCGACGTGGAAAGCCTCTCGTCCCGACACCTTTGATGGCTTTCTGACCACGAGTGTGGCTGGAGGCTGGAGGGTGGAAGATGGCTTTGCCATGTCCGAAGATGGCCCAAGCCCGGCAAGCGAGCAAGCGGAAGATAGAATATGTTGCGCCA